CTGAAGATCGTCGTTACAAGACTTGGATCACAGGTTCTGCTGGTGGTGCTCAAACTAGCGACCTAGATGCAATGGAGGTTAACTTCTTATCTGAGCGTGCTTTATGTACACTTGGTGCGAATAACTTCTTCTTGTTCGAAGCTTAGTAAAATATTGGGGAGGAGCAATCCTCCCCTTATTTCTTTTTTTGTAAAATTTAAATTAAAATCAAATGTCAAAGTCAGTATTCGAGGATAAAGTCTATATCCTAAAAAGAAAAACATTTCCAATGTCGTTAATGCTTAATTCCAGAAACACAGCTCGTAAGCCATTATTATATTTCGATGAGGAAACAGGTCAGAACCGACCATTGCGTTACGCAAGAAACCAGAAATCACCTTTTGAGGATGAGCAAGATGGACACGCAATCTTAGAAACAATTGTGTTCGAAGATGGTGTATTAGCTGTACCCAAAAACAATCAAGTATTACAAAAGTTCTTAGCTTATCATCCGGAGAACGGAACTCTATTTCAAGAGTTAGATACTAAGAGAGATGCAAGCGATCAAATTGACTTCATGATGGTTCAATTAGAGGCTCAAAATGTTGCTATGGGATTAGACATCTCTACACGTGAGGCTATTGGTCGCATCGTATTAGGTGCTCGTGTTGATCGTTTATCAAGCGAAGAGTTGAAGCGTGATGTGTTATTGTATGCACGTAACAATCCAGAGGAGTTCTTACAGATGACTAACGATCCTGAGTTGCGTTTGCAGAACATTGCTGCTAAAGCATTGCAAGACAACTTGTTTGCATTAAAGAACAATAGACGTGATATCTACTTTAATTTGCCAGACAATAAGAAAAAATTAATGGGTATTCCATTTGGAGAGGACCCAATCAAATTGTTGACTGCCTATCTACAAAGCGATGATGGGATTGAGTTATACAAAGTTCTCGAGAAGAGATACACCAAGTAATAAGAGGGAGGACAAAAGTCCTCCTTTTTTTATATCTTTGTCATCATGATAAATTCGATTCGCAACACGGTGATGTCTATCCTTAATAAGGATAACAATGGATACATAACTCCTGAAGAATTCAACTCGTTTGCCAAGCAAGCTCAGTTAGAAATCTTCAATCAATACTTTGTGGACTTTAAGAACTCAAAGCTTGCTGACTTTAAAGGCATGGAAACATCCGGTTATTCAGATGTTACTAAGCAGATGGACCAAACTATCGACTATTTCTCTAAGAATATCGAGTTGACATATGCTGCTGGAAAGTTTGCCATGCCTACAGATTGGTTCTTAATGAACGCTCTGTACTACAATCAGAAGGAGATTGAGCATGCAGACCAACTTAAGGTTTATAAGCTCTTACAATCAAATCTAACAGCACCTACAGAACTCTATCCTGCATATGTTATGCAAGGAAATGATATTACAGTATACCCATTAACAATTGTTGACAACGTAGAGACGTATTATGTACGGTATCCTTACGACCCTAAGTGGACGTATACAGTTGTGAACGGTAGCCCTTTATTTAATCAGAGTGCATCCGATTATCAAGACTTTGAATTGACATCATCTGACTTCCCTAAGTTAGTTGTTAAGATATGCGAGTATGCAGGAACAAGTATCCGTGAGCAAGAGGTTGTAGCTAACTCTAAAGCCGAAGAAACTTACATGGATCAAATGGCACAATAATGACTCAAGAAGAATATTACACCAATGATGGGGTTAGTCCTCAAGACAAAAACTGGGGAACATATCAGAATGTTACATTAAAGGAGATTGTTAACAACTTCCAATTAATGTACATGGATGATGGCGATTTGTTGAACAATGTCAATCGCTATAAAATATTATTTCACGCTAAACGTGGATTGCAAGAATTGCAGTACGATGGTAATCGTGTTGTCAATGCTTTACAATTAAATGTTGGTGATGACCTTAAGTTTGTGTTGCCTCCAGACTATGTTAACTGGGTTCGTATTTCATTGTTCTGCGGAGGGGTTTTATACCCGATGCACGAGAACTTGCAAGCTAACTCTGCAACAGAATACCTACAGGACAGCACTTATGCTATTACATTTGATGAAGATGGTAATGCATTAATAACTACATCTAAATTAGATGAGTCTCGTTTAATCGGACTAAATCAATGCTACTGCGAACAAAACGACCAATGGGGTTGGTACTTGGATGGATTGTGGTATTTTAATTATCCGGGTGGGCAGTACTACGGATTAAATACTGAAGCAGCCACCGCCAACCCTACGTTTACTATTAATAAAACGGAAGGCGTTATTAACTTTAGCACAGGCGTGCATCGTCAATCGGTTGTATTGGAGTACATCTCTGATGGATTATACGGATTAACAGACGATCAAATTCCTGTTCCAAAATTAGCAGAAGAGTATTTATACTCTTACATTAAGTGGGCTATCTTAAATACAAAGGCTAATCAGCCTGAGTATATTATCAGTAGAGCTCGTAAAGAAAAAGTCTCTAACTGGAGAAACGCTAAAATCAGATTAAGTAATTTACATCCTGGTCGCTTGTTGATGAACATGAGAGGCCAATCTAAGTGGATAAAATAAATGGCAGAATTACAAAGACACTTCCTACAGGGGATAATGAACAAGGATTTAGATCCTCATTTTCTCCCTGATGGTCAATATCGTGATGCATTAAATATTATTGTTGCTGATTCAGATGGTACATTTAGTACTGTTGATGGACAGCATAATGGCGTTGCTCAGAATTACCTTGGTAATATTCAAATGAGCGATTCATTAGGATTATCTCCTAGTGCATTATGTATTGGAGCGTTGTCTAATCCTGCTCAAAACACTATCTATTGGATGATAGCATCAGATGAGTTTGATGCCGTTGTTGAGTACAATGAGGAGTTTGATGTAACGTCATTCATATTGAAGGCTACTAAAAATAGCCCAACGACTCCATCTATCTTAAATTTTAATAAGAACTATAGAATAACAGGAATAAACTACATTAATGGATTATTATTTTGGACAGATAACTACAATCCTCCAAGAAAGATAAACATTGAGCGTTGTCGTAATTATGCTGTAGATGGTTTTACCGAGGATGACATTAGTGTTATTGTCAAGCCACCAATCGCATCTCCTGCAATATCATTTCCAGATGTTGAAGACACTCTTCCAAATAACTTGGAGAATAAGTTTTTGTACTTCTCATATAGATATAAGTATTTAGATGATGAATATAGTTCATTATCTCCATTCTCTCCTGTAGCATTCTTTCCTAAGCCATTTGCTTATGACTATGGTGTATCTGAGAATATATCAATGGTCAACAGCAAGAGTGCTGTAGATATCGAATACAATACAGGAGGGGCCAATGTAAAAGAGATTCAGCTAGTATTTATTGATACATTAAGCACAAATGCTTATGTGATTGATAATATTAATAAGCAGGATAATAATTTTGCAGATAACACAAATCATATATTTACTTTCCAAAACAATAAAGTATACACGATATTGCCTGCGGATCAAGTAAATAGATTGTTCGACAACGTGCCATTAAGAGCTCAGGCTCAAGACTTAATTGGAAGTCGATTGATATATGGTAATTATACACAATTCTTTGATCTTGTCGATTCGAATGGTGCTAACATAAACCCTGCTTTTTCTTTATCGCTAGAGGGATCAGTAATTACTGACAATCTTCCTCATGCTACATTTAAAAGTAATCGTGATTACGAGGTTGGTATTGTTTATTTAGATGACTACGGCCGATCAACTACGGTAATTGTCCCTACATTAAATACTAATACTTTATTTATTCCTGCCGATAGAGCAAATTATGCGAATGACATAAGAGTTGAAATAGATAAAGATTTTGCTCCTCCGGCATTTGCTACATATTATCGTTTTGTTTTAAAGCAGAATAAGCAGGAGTATTATAATATATTCCCATTGACTTATTTTTCAGATGGTCAATTTAAGTGGTTCTTGATTAACCAAGCAGATGTTGACAAAATATCTGTTGGGTCATATTTATACATTAAGAATGTTGGAAGTAATAATGATATTCAAATAAAAGTATTGGATATTGAATCTAAGGCTTCCAATTTTTTAAATAATGATTCATCTCAACCAGCAGGCGTTTATTTTAAAGTTAAAATAAATTCAAGTTTACTTCCCGATGTATTTAATTATCTAGGAGGAGGTATTGCTAGTTCTGGTAATGCTGCACTTACTGGCATATTTCAAGTTGCAGAAAAATCAATATTTTACGGATATGGTAATAATGATTTAGAAACATCTAATTTAAATATTTACACAACAACAATTATAACTGCTGGGTCTTGGCCAAGACCAGATGCGAGATTTTATGTAGAAATTGAATCGACTAATTCAGTTGCAGATAAATTCAATTATTACATAATGGCTGGTGGCAAAGGAAAGCAGTTAGTATCAACTACACCTATAACTATAGTCGCTGGTGCTGACGTATTATTAAGTTATACTGGATATTTTAATTCAGCATTAGGTACCTCTTTCCAGGCAACAGTTTCTTGCACTATAAAATTTGATGCTGCTGTAGGCCATGAAAAATATGATTATTGGGTTATAAATTGTCGAGCTTTAGCTAACTCAACTTTAAATGGTCCATTAAATATATTCGGGGCATACTACCCTTTGTACTCAAGTAGCTGGACTGTATACGGAACCACAGATACATGGAGTGTAAACTCTTCATATGATTCAGACCGCCCAATTAATGCAGGTACCATACTTAAGTTTACAACCAAATATAATGGTGGTAGCCCAAATGAATTAACTTTAATTTCTTCTGCTAATTATAAAAATATAGAAGAATGGTTTATAGAGGACAACGCATATGATAAATTCTCAACAATATTAGACATTAGTGAATTTGATAGTGGAAACGCAGTCCCTGTGTTATTTAGAAGAGTGTCTTTATTTCCGGATAATACACCAAATCAAACAGCAGATCAGGGTGGAGTTATAAGTGATACTACATTGAATTATCCTGTAGCAATGATGCTTTTGGATACACAAACATCAAAAACTACATTTCAAGTTATATTAAATGTTACTCAGTCTGAATCTCCTATATTATTTGAAACCGTACCAACTGATACTAACCAAGATATTTATTATGAATTAACTAATACATATCCAATTGTAAATAATAGTCATACGACAAACTTTACAAACCAAGTATTGGGTGAGTCTTCTGGGTTTGCATATTTAAATAGAGATGATAGCTTTTCGTATACAAACTACGACTTTAATGCATTTGCTTGGAGTAATGGTGTGGAAAGCTTTAGAATAAGAGATGACTGGAATGCAGCTACAATGCAGTTTAGCCCACGTGCCAATTCTACTATAGAAGGATATGCAGAGCAGACACTTGTTCAAGCTTTGACATATAGTGGCGTATACCAACAAACAACAGCAATCAATCGATTGAATGAATTCAACTTATCTCTTGGTAACTTTAAGTACCTGGATCGATTCTTTGGATCAATTCAAAAGTTACACGCACGTGATACAGATTTAGTTGTCTTACAAGAAAATAAGACATCCAAAGTTCTTTATGGTAAGAACCTAATAAGCGACTCTGTAGGAGGTGGCACAATTGCCTCGATACCTGAGGTTCTTGGTACTCAAATTGCTTATACAGGTGAATATGGTATTAGTGAAAACCCTGAGAGTTTTACTACTTGGGGTAACAATATGTATTTTACTGATGCAAGACGTGGTGCTGTAATGCAGTTGTCTGAAGCAGGTTTGTTTGAAATATCTTCAAATGGAATGAAGAACTGGTTCAAAGCTAATCTAAATCAACCTACTGTAAAGATTGGTATGATGGATCCGTACTTCGAGCATTATGTTTTAAGTATTAATAACGATCGCCCAATTAGTACTTGTCAGTTAAGTGTATCATCTGATGACGTTGTTGTTTCGAATATTGCAAATATTAATCAATTTGCTTTTGCTATTGAGTCTAATAGCCAATGGTCTATTGTGGTTCCTGATAATGATTGGCTTACAGTTAATACAAGATTTGGCAATGGGAATGGACAGGTGTCTGTAACTACAACAGAAACAGAAGAAGCTAGAAGTGTAGTTGTTACTGTCGTAGGATGTAATACTGATATTGACGTTATAGTTAGACAATCGGCCGCACCTCCTGTATTACCTACTACATGGTATTCGTTAAGAAAATGTTCTGATAACACTAATCATTTTTCTCAAGGTTATGAGGCACCAACTATTTTCTTCCCTAACGAAAGGGTAACTTCAGGCAGTTCAACATATATCATATTGCAAGGTTACTCTGAGGACCCTGGAGGAACTCAGTTACCTATAACAGCAACAGGATTTGATTATTGTCCATCAATACCACCTACACAAGAGTGGTACAATTTGATTAATTGTAGTACTAGTGCAACAGCAACTTCTATTGCTTATCCTATTAACACATTCGCAATAAATGCTCGTGTTACATCAGGTGGTAATACATATAGGGTTGATACTAAAACAACTACAAATCCAGGAGGGACTCAAATTGCTATTACATCAACAGGTTTAACTGGATGCCCTGCTGCACCAACTCAAGAATGGTACAAGTTATATAATTGTTCTACAGGAGCAATTGCTTATTCCGATGCATCTCCAATTGGCGAATTTTCGGTAGGGGATCGGGTGACTTCAACAACTATATACACATATACCGTATCTGAAGTTCTATATAGCCAACCTGTTGGTACATTATTGGAATTAGCAGGAACCGGAGAAGTAGGTTGCCCAACTCCATTCATTTACTACACATTAACATAATATAATATGTCATTTACATCATTAGAAGATGCAAGAAATAAAGTAACAAATCCAGAGCTTGACGAGAGCTCGGTTATTTTGTATGCTAGTAATGGGGCGTTAGACTCAACAACTATATTTTATACCGATGAGGAGTTAACAACTTTAGCTACAGCAGGTAATTATGTAATACCTTCTCCGCAGTTTAAGTCTTATTATGTTACACTTGGAAGTGATGGTAAGATTGTTGGATCTAAGCAGAATTTACTTTTAAGCACAACTGATACTAGTTGGGTTGATGATTATATCATGCAATACATACAAGGTGTTCAGGTGCCAAGTGATTATTATGGAAATTTTATAGGTGGTACTGCTATTAATATAGTAAATGACTATATAACTGACTTATATTGGGCTGACAGACCTTATACTCATACTAAAAAGTGGCAAATTGACTATGGGGTTATTTATGATACGCCAATGACAAATATAAACCTTCAGGATATGAAGGGGTATGACCTTAAGCTTACTACAGGTGAATGGTATGGTAACACATGGCCGAACGGAGATTTTATTCCAGGTTTCACAGCAAACAACTTTACAAATCCAATTGTACATATTGCCGCTGACCCTAATAGAGTTGTATCTGTAGGTGATTTGAATTACTACTTTAGACCCGATTATTTTTACCCAAAGGCTACTGTTGAATATGAATCCTCTTTTAGAAGATTGCCTGACAACTTGCCTATTTATGATGAAAATGGAATTGAGAAATTATTCCTAACTACACACAATCCCTTATTTGATGCAATTGTAAAAGATAGTGGGGTGTTCCAATCTGTATCAAGAACATTTAGAGATTCTACTCGTGGATTAAAAGGCGAGTCCTTATTGAATCCTATTTACCTGAAAAATTATGTAGATGGAGTTCCTTCGAATCCAGAATACTATATGCGTAAGGAAGAAAATGGGGCTAGTTCAAACAACATATTGCAGGTAGTGCCGTATGCTGATCGTCACATATTTAATGGAGATACATGGATAAGGGGTGCTAGTGCCTTTGCAAGAGGAATACCTTATTCTAGTGTTACACAAAGCGATACAGATGTTTCATGGGTATGTGGTTTGTTATTATCACTTAATGTCGAGCCAATAGAAAGACCTTATTGGACTTATAATGTTATTGGAGTAGGAACAGTTACTTATGCTCAAATAAATCCATATGAGTGGACTACTATACCATATGAAGGATCATATAACTATGCCGCCCCGGCTACAGGTTTTCTTGGATTCTTTAATCCAAACGGAACTAGTGTTAATCCAAATAACGAGTCTCATGCGGCTCAAGTTCAATTTGATTTTGAGTACGTAGCTGGATCTGGACGAAATAGTTTTGCAGTTGGAGACATTTATCGATTACTATGGGAAAATTGTCAAGCATATTCAATTGCCAATAATTGGCCATCTCAAGGTGGTTTATTTCCTGGACTTAGTAATTACGCTGAAGGCATGTACAATACAGGACTATATGGTAATGCTGGAATGGGATGGGACGATGTAATAAATCGTACAGTTTCGCAAGCAAAATCAACTCTATTGTTTGATGATTATAAGAACTATTATTTAAATGACACAAAGAGTTACAATGATGTAGAATATAATGCTTTTTACCAAGGGGCAATTTTGGTTTACGATTTGTTTTTTATATCTAATTACGTAATACAAAATCAGCCATACTTTTATTTCTACGCTTTTGTTCATAATTATGACATAAGCAAAAAATTAATTTCTGATTTTATTTCAGGATACCCAACAGAAATTGCTAAAAAACGAGTTATGGGGTATTGCTGGAACTTCCAGGAGCCAAACTATTCTGATTTTTACTTTGCTAGAACAGGGGTACAAAATGGTGTAATGCAGGGTACACGCCCTACGACAGCTCCATCATTTAATCAATCATTAGCAGTATGGTCTATGGCTTATGCAGATGGATTGTATATGTGGGACAATGTTCCAACAACAATTGGTGGAGAATACAATCATGAAAATTTCAATGGTGATTCACCATTAATTTACTATTGGGGATATTTAAATACCCTTAATAATGGATTGTTTGATTGGTACCATATTGGTATTTGGCAGGTGATGCAAAATAGAGATATTGTAAGTGCAAACACATCTTGGGAGAAAACTGAATTATACTGGAATGGGTCGTGGACATCTGATACGGATGCCGATAGTACCAATATACCTGTAATGCTTGCTCAGGCTAAAGCACCAATATCAGCATATAAATTATCTGACGATGGTACTCAAGCTTTATTAATAATCACATATCCATATAATAACGGTTATACTAAGTCTACTCATACGATCAGACTTCCAACTGTGGCTGGTGATCCTGAATACACAGTTGACACATGGGGTCAATATACTTCGGTGATTAGAATTAATTTAACATAATTATATGTAAATTTGCAAGCATATGGCTAATTATACTCTTACATATTCTCCGGCTCAGAGTGGGTGGACATCGTTCCACTCATATGTTCCTGACTGGATGGTTACAATGAATAACTATATGTATAGTTTTTACCAAGGTAATCTATACAAGCATAACAGCAATGTAGTTAGAAATAGCTATTATGGTCAGTTATACCCTTCGAAGATTACGACCATCTTTAATAATGAGCCATCTCAGACTAAGCAGTTTAAGACTATTGCAACAAACTCTACTAAACCGTGGAGTACAGTTGTTGTATCTGACCAAGGTGATGGATATATCGCTGCATCTAACTATGCATTAAAAGAAGGTACACACTACGCTTACATTAGACGTAACGAGGATGACAACGACCTATCGATGACATCTGCTCAAGGTATTGGTGTGTTTACATCATACGTAAACAACGTGTTTACATTTCCATTTAACATTGGATTTATTGTAAGTTCGGGAGATAAGTTATATCGGGCAAATGGCAATAGCATTGAATTAATTGGTGTTATCGTATCGCATACGTATAACTCAATTACGGTCAATCAGATTGGGGCAACCCCTCCTGCCAATAGCTTCTTGTTGTATATTAAAAATAGCACAGCAGAGTCTACGCCAACACGTGGTACATACCTTGAGGTTGCGTTTGAATTGCTTGACACAGCATACACAGAAATGTTTATGGTTAGCTCAGAAGTATTTAAATCATATTCTTAATATAACTATCTTTGCAAATGGAATTTAATATTAGGTTGCTAAACGACAGCGACTATGATAACACACTAGTTAAATGGTGGAGTGATTGGGATTGGACAGCACCTGGAAAGGAGTCTTTGCCATTAGGTGGCACCGGTGGTTTCATGGTTTCTAAAGGAGAAGTAGATATTTGTGCAGGATTTGCATATTTTACTAACTCTAATATTGCTTGGTGTGAGTTTATTATTTCCAATAAAGAGTACAAGGACAAGGATCGTAATGATGCTATTGAGTATTTAATAAATTCTTTGTCTAAGTCTTGTGAAAATGCAGGATATAAGGTTATATTTACTAGCGTTTCACATCGAAGTTTGATTAATAAGTACCAGAATTGTGGGTTTGTAAAGACACAAGAAGGTGCAACAGAGATGATAAAATTTTTATAATATGGGTTTTGCAACAGCAGCAGCAATAGCAGGAATTGCTTCGTCAGGATATCAAGTATTAAAAGGTGCTCAGGCAGAGTCAGCTGCAAACAAAGCAGCTGAAGATGCAGCTAATCAGGCAGCTAGAATCGCTGAGGCTGATAAATTTAAAAGTCTTCAGGTTCCAACACTTGGACTTGAGTTAGCTCAGCAAAACATGCAAGCTAGGCAAGCACAAGAACTTCAAGGTTTACAGGATATTGGTGCAGCTGGTGTATTGGGTGGATTAACAGCAGCAAATCAACAAGCACGTGCCGAGGATTTGCAATTGGCTGCACAGGCTGATCAAATGCAATATCAGAGAGATTCCGCTTTAGCACAAAATGCTCAACAAATTGAGCAGGGGCGTATGCAACGTGAGTTTGCAATGAACCAATCAAAACTTGCAGGAGCACAGACAGCAGCTGCAGAAGCACGACAAAATGTAGCTACCGGTATTCAGGGGGGATTAGGTGCTTTATCAAACGCAGCAATGCTGAGCACATATAAAGATATTTATGGTAAGGACGAAGAAGATGCCTCGGGGCTTGGATTCTTTGGATCTATCGGCAATGCTCTTGGATTTGGGCCGAAGAATTCACAAAAAACATTAGGAAGATAAAATGGCAGAATACGCAGGATATGTTGCATCGGCACCAGTAAATTATGGTGAGATAACTAATGGATTGGTTAGTAATATTATTGCTATTGACCAGGCTAAAAGAGAAGAAGATAGAAAGACTCAAGTAGAGTTTGACAAATACTTTGATGACAACACTAAAGCAATAAAAGATTTTGACTTTTCTAAAAGTCAAACTTTTAATGACATGATTAGTAATGTCACACAGGGAATAAAGGATGCTAAGTTAAACGCTTATAGAAGTGGCTCAAAGCAAGCAGTAAATAAGTTCTCTGCAAACGCAACAACAAGTATTAATAATATTAATGCTGCATCAAAGTCAATCAATGAAGGATTTGGTGTTATAGAAAAGGCTACGTTAGATGGTCAAGTGTCTGAAATCGGAAATGTTTATGCCGATTTTTATGCAGATGCAATGAACTTTAAAGATGGAGCATTTATGGTTATGCCAGATGGGACCATTCCATACGTAAAGTATGATGAAAATGGTAAAATTGCATCGGCTAATAGCTTTTTAGATCCTGCAACTTTAACAAAGCCTACAGCTTTTATTGACAAAAAGGTTGACTACGAAAAAGACCTTACTACTTGGGCTGCATCATTAGGTAATTATCAGGATGAAAATGGGAGAATTATTACAACATCTCCGACGTTAAATCCTGCATTTCCAAAAGCAAAAGAAACTAAGATAGAAGAATTAACTTCTACGCCAAGAAATACTGCAAGATTACTTTCGTCAGTCGCAGGGTATCGTGGATACAAAAGTGAAGCATCTAAGAAAGAATTATTAGATAGCGGAATATCGGAAGATAAATTAATTAAAGTTGAGCTTCAGAATGGTGTTCCTCAGCCTGTGCTAACAGATGTACAGAGAAAAGCGGCAAAAGAAATTGCTAATCAGCAAATTAATCAGCGTGTAGGTGTTAAGAAATCGGAAGATGAGGTTAGAAGTGGATCTAATCCAGCTGACTTATTTGGTGCTTGGATGGCTAAAGAGGAATATAAATCAGCTCAAGATGAGGCTAAAAAAATGAAGCCTATTATAAGTAAAATGAAGGCTGCTGACAAAATATATGTTAGTAATAAAGCATCAGACTGGGGTGCACTAAAAGAAGCTGCTAGGCTTAAGGGTATTAAGAATCCTACGGTTACAAATACAAATGAAGGATACAAAATCCTTTATGGCATACCTAAAGGCAAAAGTAATAGAGTCGAGATAGCTAGATTTAATTCTGGGTCGGAAATATATTCTTATCTAACAGGTAGCGATAATATTATTCAAGGTGTAGGCGAATATAATCAAGCTAAAGATTATATGGGTTCTGCTGGAAATTCCGTATCTTCGCAGGGTAAAGCAGTCTTAGATTAATAATTACAAAAGGTAAATGGCAGATAATACTAATAAGCAGAAATTATACGATGTTATAGTTTCGGAAGGTTTGTACACAAAATCTTATGATGATTTTAACTCTCAATATTCAAACCCCGAAGCTAAAACAAAGCTATATAATGTACTAAAGGACCGAGGTTTATATTCTAAATCTCCTGCTGATTTTGAGAATAAATATTTCTCAGCATCACCTATCGTTGAAAAAAAAAATCCAATTCAAAACCCAAAGCCGGTTATCAAACCAGCTACGGTTTCTCCTTCAGCATCAAAAACCACCAAGCCTTCTTTGGGCTTAGGTCAACAGGTAATAACTGGACCTTCGGCATCATTCTTAGCCGCACCAACTAAAGCACCTGCTCAACCTAAGGCTGTAACCGCACCACAACAGAATGTGAGTGTGACCCCTACTATGCAAAGTCAGGGTCAACTTCTTATGGCTCAACCAAAGCCTAAGACAGCTAATGAGTTTCTTGCCGCTGAAAAGAAAAGAAGAGATGTTGTATCTCCAACTTTTGCCGCAGAGCAAGCTCTTAAGCCACAACAGCCAAAACCGAAGGTTGGTGCATTAGAAGATATTGGGAATACATTTATGTCTTCTTTATCTTCAATGGCAGCTGGTATATCAGGCTTGCCTAATATGGCAGAAAAAACTGCGTTAATGATGACAACAAAAATGCTCGGAATAGATGACGAGTATAATGCGTTGCCTGTTGCTGCGAAGAAGGAAATTAATAATATAATGTCCTCTGTCGCTAGTAGATCAATTCCATCTCCTAACATATCAGCTCAAGCTCAAGAATTTTTTATCAAGAAAAGCAATGAGTTTTCTGAGAACACAAATAAGTCCGACAAATACTTAAATGAAAGAATTGGTGATTTTTACAAAAATCCAAGTGTTGACAAGGCTTCAGATTTATTTTTAGAGATACCTAAATTATTCGCAGGTAGTTTGCCGTACATGATAAACCCTGCATTAGGGGCTCTTAGTTCTGCTAGTCAAACATATTCAGAAGACTTAAAGCAATCACAAGGCAAGTTAGGGTGGGGTCAACTTCTTAATGCAGGTGTTACAGGTGTAACTGAGTATTACATAGAAAGATTAACCAATGGCATCTTGAACCGATCGGTTGCAGATGCGGTAGGAGTAAAAAGAGCAGCAGGTGATTTTGCTAAAGGTTTCATTAAGTCTGTGTTAAAAGACGTAGGATTAGAAGCTGGTGGGGAAGCTGTTACAGAGTTGACTCAATCTTTATCCGATGATATAACTAAGGGTGTAGAAATTGACTGGGTAAAGACAGCCAACAAAGCACTTGATGCTGGTATTGGTGGTTTTGGGATGGCAGCAGGGATGCGTGCTACCGGTGCTGGTCTTGGCTATTTAGCTAAGAAAGTTATGCCTAAGTCTGATAAGGACATTGTTGACCGTAACACTCGTGCTATTATGGACCTTAATACTAAGAAAGGTCCTGATAACTCACCTGAGGTAAATGCTGTAATTGACAGCAAGATTGGCGAATTAAACATGGTTAACATTGACATTATTAATAATAGTATTAATACTGTCAAATCTTTGTCTGACGATCAAATTAAGGAGATTGTTAATATCGATAATGGTATTGAAGAAGTTTATAAAAAGCGTGATGCTATTGTCGAAGACCCTAATTTAAATGATGAGGAAAAGCAATCATTGCTTGATTATTTAAAAACACAAGCTGTAACTTTAAACCAACAGAAAGATGCCATTCAAAAGCAAACAACAAGTCAAGTACCTGTTCAGCCAGAAGCCGGAACTGGCCTCCAAGTGGCGGAAGGAGAATCCAAAGCAGAACCTCAAGTCCCTACCCAAGAAGGTCAAGGGCAAGAAGTAGCCCCTGTTGAAGAAGTTAAAATCGAAGAAGTAGTTCCATTAAAAAAAGAAGACATATCTTTTGGCACTGCGTTTGATATACAAAATGAGACTGCAGAAGAAACGATAGGAAGAGAAAAAGATAAATGGGGAGAGTCTCAGGTAATTAGAGAGAGAGTAGAGAATGCGGGTGATATATTAAGGGAATTATCTTCACGTGGCAATAGACCTGATCCTGGTTATTTATTAGAAAAAGTAAATAAATTAAAAAGATGGATAGAACAAAATAAAAAATATCCTGCTGAATCTATACCAAGTGAAATTAAAACAGTAGATGATTTTAATAAAACTGACTTAAGATTTACGAATACAGTAGATAGTTATGAATATTTAAATAAATTTAATTACGATATTCTTCAAAAAGTAAAGGGAGAATATGAAGCTATACCTACTTATACAAAAGAACAAGCAGTTGCATTAGATTTAGTTCTTGATTTAATAAACAATAATATTGATGGGTTAGAGTCTAAATTAAAGGACATTGAAAATATTGCAAATAAAATAAAACAAGATGGCAAATTAGAAATAGTAGCTGATGTAAGATTAAGTAAAGCTCAAGAGAAAGCCCAAGTATCAGAAACTCAACAGCCTATTACTGAGCAACCAACTACAGAACAGCCTGTTCCTGAAGAACCCACTGCACCATTTGCCGAAGAGGAAAAGAAGACACCATTAATTAATATCCCCGGATACGAGCGTATGATGGGTGAGGTAGATGGCATCGTTGAGAAATCATTTAACCGTGGTGTGCCTTATATGCAGACAATGGACAATGCCATTAAGTATATGGAGAAGTCTAAGGTGTATGAGAATGCAACAGACAGTCAGCGTGAGGCAATGGTGCGTGAGGTCCGTAAGATGTTTAAACAGAAAGAGAAGAAAGCTCCGACTGCACAAAAAATCTTAGGTCAAGAGCCAACTAAGACTACCATTACTATTGACGAGTCTAAAGAACTTAACAAAAGACTTAAGGCACTTGAGGCGGCAGAGCAGACAGGTAGAAAGATTGGATATAAAGAAGGATTAAAAGAATCTGAGCAAGCTAGAAAAGATATACTTGATTACGTTAAATCTTTGAAGGTTAACAATAAGATAACAGGTTCTCAATTTAAGGCGATTGTCAATGCACTTAAGGCTAACTTATTAAACCCGGCTATCCGTAAGCGTGTAGAAGAGCGTATTGATAAGATTATCAAGAAGGCTAATTATGCTGATCAGTTAGATCGTTCGAATAAATTAAGAGCAGCTATAAAGAAAGCATCTAAGTCTAAGACTTTAGCAGCCAATATTGCCATCATGGCTAAGAAGTTTGCTAAGGTTAATCCTAACAATGTTGATAACCTTGACGAGTACATCGACATGGCCAACCTTGTTTATGGTTCAATTGGTAAGCCAATGCGTACTATTGCTGAAGAGGCAATGGTGAATGAGTATTCTGAAATTAAAATTAAGGAGGCTCAAGAAGCAAAAACTATTGGATTAGAAGAACTTTTCAATTCACTTGTCGAGCAAGGTTTGATACCTAAGAATTTATCTTTGGCTGAAATACAACAATATATTTTAGACGAAGAGCAAAATAAGAAGGTTGAAGAAAGCGAGAAACGTGAAAAAGAAAAAAGAGATGTACTTAACACAGTATTTGATGCTTTAAAAGATATCTCAAATGTCATGCTTAATGATGGGTACAACCCATTCACAGGGGAGGAAGTTGATCTTACTGCCGAAGACAGACAATTGCTTAAAGATTTCACAGCAATGGACTTGGATAATTTACCTATTGCATCTGCGTACCGGGCACAAGAAGCTTTGATGAACTACATTGTCAATGGTAAAAAGTTTGGTATGCGTGGCATATTAGCAAGATACCAAGGTGATGAGAACGCTAAGATTGCGGTAAAAAAAGGATTGAAAGCGGCAGATTTTAGATGGGCTGTAGGTGGTAGCTGGTGGGGTTCAAGAAAATGGGCTAAAGAAGTCGAGTCTATCCCTGGACTATTTACTTGGTTATTTAGAGGTCGTAGTCGTGGTCGTGAGGTAATGAAGCTTATGGGCTTGGATGAGTTCATGGCTGGTGCTGCTGAGGCTAAGATAGACCGAGTTAGTGCAGAGAATGAATACATTGCTAAATTCTTGGATAAGAAACCAAACGGTAAGCGTTTTAATAACATTAACAACACTTATGAGCGTTTAGTATATGCATATTTATCTCGTTCGGTAGATGGTTCTGCTGAAGAAAAGCAAGCTGAATATGATCGTCGTAAGCGTATTCTTGCTCAGAACGTACAAGCTATGGAGCAATCAAGAAATAAAGACTTGATTGAAGAGGCACAAGTTCTTAAGCGTGAATTAAATAAAGCTAAGGATGCTAAAAATACAGACGAATTAAAGGATAAGTTTGATCCTATTAATATCCAAGCTGTAGAATTTATCTCCGGTAAATTTGATGAATACTTTGACAAAGTTGATGAGGTAGCAGAAGGTATATACAACTTAATCTTGAACAAAGACGATTTGTACACTCCTGATATGTTCCGTGATATTTCAGAGAAAGAAGTTAATGTGGCTGAGATGAGAGAATCTGTGGATATCCCATTTGATTTATTGAATAAGCAGCCTGTGGGGACTATGCTTGAGAATAAGCGTATTCCTAACTTGCCAGGATATGATGTTAAGAATAAGGATGCTTCTAAAGTTAGTAAGATATTAAAATTAGACTTTGACTCTAGTGCATTTAATGCATTAGAAAAATCTCTAACTGATACATACACCGCAGAAGCTGTTCAGAAGTATAGTGCATTTGTGAAATCCGATGAGTTTTCTAAATTATTTGACAATGTCAATGATGAGAAGTTATTCAAAGAGATTGTAAATTATTATATTAATAACGAGCGTGGTAAGATTGGATATAAGTCAGACTGGAAAGCTGTTCAAAACTTTAGTAGCAGACTTAAAAACTTGTCTACATACCGAGCTTTAGGTTCTGCTACAGCGTTCCTTAAGCAATCTGCTTCAGCAATTGTGAATACAGCTGCAAACTTGTCGAACGACCCATATGCATTGAGTCAAGTAACAAAAGCAATGCTTAAGGATGAGGCTATTGGTGACTTTATTAATCGATCAAAATCTGAGATCAATTTACGTGGTGCTGAAGCTACTGCTGACATTAAATCAGCAGAGAAGCTCATTCGTGAATCAAAGTATCAAGGATTAACTGATGCTCTTGATGCATTAGACAAAGCAGGTAGATTACAGATGAAATCACTTTCTTTGGGTGATGTGCCAATGGCTCGTGCATCTTGGTTTGGATACTATGTTCATGCATTAAAAATTCAAGGTAAGCCATACAAGAACATTGACTGGAGTAAAGCTAAGTTAGATAAGGATGCTGCTTTTTACGCTAATACTGAGATATCTCTCAATCAAAATGCTAGTATGCCATCTACGCTTGGTCAGTTATTCTCAAGCAAGAATCCGCTAACTAGATTAACAGCTACGTACTTGTTCCCATTCACTAGCTTCTTATTTAATGCTAAGAGTAGAATGAAAACTGACATTACCGTATTGACAAGTAAGTTAGCTACAGCGGAAGATAAGCAAGCGGCCGGCCGATCACTTGTTGCAACTTTAGCTGAGTTACCAACATACATTGCAATTAGTACTGCGATTAACTACGCTTTAGTTGGAGCTGCAAATTCATTCTTAGGATATGATGAAGATGAGGAGGATGAGAAATTAAGATTAAAAAGATATGCAGAGTTAGCATTAACTAGAATTATAACAGACTTAATATCACCACTTCCGAACATAGGTGACGTGGCTACAGTAGCAGCGTTCAATGCAATTCTTGAGAAAGCTCAAGAAGATCCAGAAATGGAAGAGGAGGATAAGAAAGATATAATCAAGTTATTTGAAAGCAAGCCAGATAATATGATTCAAGCTATGGCTGAATTGTTATTACAACCACTTGCTTCTACGGGGAGACGTGTTGCTGACATTTACACCACAATTGATATGGCAACCGGTGACACTTATACTACAGATAAGGGTAAGGAGATTGAGTTTACAGATGAGGATAAGAGAATGCTTCAAATAGTGGCAGCAATGCAAATCATGGGTAGCTTAAACTTACTACCATCGGAAGGTGAATCTTTAGCTAAGAAAATTGTGAAGGCAGTTGAGAAGAGAAACAAAGAGGAAGGTAATTACTAAAATAAAAATGGGGACCATGAGTCCCCTTTTTATTAATTATCAACCTTACGCAAAATGTACTATGAAAGAAAACGCAACTTGTAAATTGTGGTGTTAATTAACTCAAGCATATTGTCAACTAATTGTTGTAAGTAACCTTCAGTTAGCATACCACGATATTTCTCAATCTCGTCAGCTTTACCTTTTAAGTAGCTAACCATATCGCCACCTTCAACAATCTTGAAACTCTTGTATCCTTTAACGATACCGTACTCTCCTTGGTATGCCTCTGCATACGCATCTAATTGATCCTCAATGCCATCGTACAATTCTCCCAAAGCCTTGTGCTCTGAATACGAACTTGTTTGCAGATGTGCAATATGTGATACAACTGAAATCTCAAATAATGAGCTTAAAAATTCTCCGCAATTCATTAGTCTATTAATTTAGAAATAAAGCTTTGTTCGATCACGTCCTCTTGATTTTTCTTGGCACGAACGATAGCGTTATTCAATTCAACATTAGATAGCATCAATGGGATTGTTGCTCCAGAGATGTTACTCTTCACCCAAACAAAATGATAATTCTCTGCTTCAGAGGATTTCTTATTTTTGTTGTTAATGTAATTAAGATGTCCTAGTCTTGTCTTCATGTTACAAATTTACAATTTCTTTTTGATATGCTAACGATGCATCTTCCACATTTTTAAAATAACCCAAATGAAATCTTTGTTTGCCAATTCTAATGCTACTTCTATATTTTTTTTCATTCTTATTCCAATATACACCTACAGGTAAATTAGATTTAATAACCTTTTCTCTTGAAGCGTTTTCTCTGTATGTAACAACCTTTAAATTAGATTTATGGTTATTTAGTTTATTTGAATCTAAATGATCAACTACATATAATTTAGAATTAAATGTATACCCATGAAATACACTTGATATTATTTGGTGTACAAATAAAGATTTACTTTTATTGTCAATAATTGCAACACGTATGCAACAATAGCCCGAATTATTTAGCTTTAATTCAAGCAAGTTTACTTCACCATAGGTTACTTTACTGCTACCACGACCATTACCATGCCAAAATTTTTTTATTCTCCTGACTCTTCCGCATTCAGTAACTTCCAAATTTGTTTCCAATCCATTGTAAAAAAAAGGATGCCATTCTATTTTGTTCATAAATAAAAATGCCACTACAAATCAACTGGTTCTCAAGCAGTTTCAATGTAATGGCTTTTTAATGTGTTTGTTGCCTATAATTTGAGAACGCAACGACAATACAAATATCTACATTTTTTTATTTAAATCAAAAAAGTAGTCAGAATGTGATATTTCTCCGTTATGTTTAGGTATTGTTTGTATAGAATATCCAGAATAAGTATCCCCAAAATTATGCTGTACCCAAGCTGAAGGTGGAGCAAATGACATATAGTTTCTGTAATCAAATCTTTGGCTACGAGCGTAAGCTAATTGGTGCAAATCTCCCTTTTCTACATGAATATATTTGGATTTTATACCATAGTGATCTATATAATTATTTATAAAATTAATTGCCTTATCATTTAAATGCAATGGTAAACCCTTAAACATATGTTTCGCATCTTTACCATGAGTTAAAATAAATGTATGATCACCGTATTCAAAATGATCCATAAATCTAGTTATGATATTAAATTCTACATCATCATTATGGTATGTTCTATCTAATATCATTTTTATTGTAGTATTAGCAATATGAGAGAATGACCCACTATGATTATCATTAGTTATGTTTTGTATTACAATTTTATTGGCAATTCCAGCTTGTATACAATTTTCAATAAGATCAAGCTTACCTTCAACATAGGTTCTAAATGCTTGCTCATTTGTCATATTTTGATCCAATTTATGGCCTCCTCTCGTAGTAAAACCATCCCAACCATCCAAGCAATCACCAAGATCAGACATAACAAGTATATCAAATCTTCCATGATTATCATGCTCCTTACAGAGCGAACTAAATACTTTGTCAAGGTTTTGTTTGAAAATGGCTTCATTATACTCATATGCAAATAGTGATGTGCCTCCTGGGTTTGGTTCTAAGCCAACGTGCATATCTGACACGGTCGCTTTAATTGCCACAGGAGAGTCGATTTTTTGTTTTTGGATACTACGTAACTTATCGGGATTATAATTGCTGACAATGTCACTAACAGCGTTTAAAATTGATTGTGTTTGCTCCTCTTGGGATACGTTAACAAACGCTGAATGGGTTTTCGTTTTAACCCAATAATGCGACACACCTGTGATTGGTGCACCCACGTTATCACACTCATCTTTGAGTCCTGAGTGTTCTGCTTCAATAATCTTTCTTGAAATTCTTTTTCGTAATGTCTCGAGATCCGAGTCGAGGTTAAACTTAGTTTTTACCTCTCGTGCTATTTGGGCTTTAGTGCGTGTCCCCTCTTGGTACAACTCTAGAGCGTACTTGATGTAATCTGTCATTTTGTAGTTTGGTTAAATATTCGATTAGGATTTGGGTAGAGTCGTAGAGATCCTCGTACTCTTTGTCGATTAGAGATTCATAAATTTCATCAGTTAGTTTATTGATGAAATTCATTGTTGTATTTGTAAATTCTATATGTTCTTTATCCTTCATTAATCAAAAAAAATAGGGAGACTGTAAACGAAAAAACCAGCCTCCCTAACTAATCGCATTTAACCCGGATAAATTTAACAAATATTTTAATAGGTTGTATACTTTTAGTATTAAAACTTGTAAGTTTTGTAACTTTTAATAGAAATAAAATTATGATACAGTTAATTTTGCCCCTAATATTTTTAATATTTTATGTAATGTATCTGTGTTAAAATTAGTTTTATTTCCTTGCTCAAGTTCTCTTATGAATCTTAATCCAACTCCAGCCTTTTTTGATATATCATCCTGTGTCAACTTTAACTGTCTTCTTTTTGACTTAACAAAAAACCTAATTTCATTCAAATAATCATCATCAATATAAGATGATTTTATAGAAAAATAAATAGGATTAACGAGCAATTGATTAAGAAGAGGATACCCATCATTTATTAAACTATTAATCCAAAAAATTTCTTTTTTGCTTAACACTTCATCAGATTCAGATTGATCTAGTACAACAACAATTGGAACAAGTCTATTTTCTTTTAGTTCAAGAATCCAATCATTTACCTTTTTGCTGTGTGATTTTTCATTAATATGATTCCAAACTCTTTCTAAACCCTTACTTGTTTTACCAACATAAACTGGCACTTTAGTTATTGGATGATACAATCCATATATTATTCTTTTCATAATTATACCTTTTATTGCACAAATATAAGTATTTTTTAATAAATATCAAAAAATAACACTAAATGGTATAGTTTTTATATAAAATTTGCTGTCTTTCCAGCTGTCACCATACCTCGCACTCCACCATTGGACACCTTTCGTACCTCTAAGGCTCATGGAAGCATCGACTCTTCCGTACATTATGGATGTGGATTCGAACCACTCTCGTAGTTGTGTCAGGATTCGAACCTGCAAGCCACCGTGACAATGACCATGTAGTGATTACGCTCACTCACCTCTGGATGCGAATCCATTAACATGGTGTATACCAATTCCACTACACAACTAAATTTGTACCGTTCCTATCTACTTTATGAACATACGGTACCAGATGCTTCATCATAACCTTCGGATAGGTAAGTGTAGTCAGGACAGGATTCGAACCTGTAAATAGGTGTTAGTCATAAACTAATTGCTTATTCTGGTATGGAGTTCTTTTGCTCCACCGAACCTGCGTATAACCATTTCGCCACCTGACTATAAGATTTACTTTTTAAAAGAAAACTTTTCTCCTAAAATTTCTAATCTTTGACCTAATACTTGCAAATACTCATTCATCAATCTTGATTGTTTGTAAAGTAAATCTTTATTTTGGCGGTCTAAATCAATAAATGCTTGTGTACGCATAAAATCGTTTAAAGCATTTGTTTTTGTTGCCAAATCTTGTGCTTCAACAAGAAGTCTACCATAAAATGAATTTTCCATTTTTATTTAATTTAAAAGTTAGTAGTCAGGACAGGATTCGAACCTGTATGTTTGGATTCATTTACGTTGCCTCTACCCCTTAGTACATTTCAACTAATTTGACAGGTCGTACCAAACTTCTGTTACCATGCAGTAGCGTCTACCAATTCCGCCACCTGACTATATTGCTG